GTTCTTGCGCCGTTTGTATCAGCACCAAGACGAGCGTAAATCATACGCAGGGCACGACCACCCTTTCCTTGCTCCTCACCAGCCTCAATCAAGGTGGCCGACATAGCGGCCATAGCCGCAATACTCTCATTGGTAAGTGCGGCCTGTGAAGCAAACTGATTCATAACGAAGGTAATCTGCTTCATTGTAGCAGCAGACCTGTTCTCAACGGTGTTAAGTTGGTCGAGAACTCTCATAGAGTTCTGTCGTATTTTCTTTAGCCTTTCGGTTTCGTTAGCCAAACCTTCTGTGCCTTCCGTCATAAACTTGGTCTGTTGCTGTAAGTTAATCATTCGCTGCATGGCTTCTTCTGTGTCCATACCGCTAATCAAACCAAACTGCATTCCAAGTTCTGTTCCAAGAGGCACAGTTCCCGACCCAAGAACACCGCCCAACTGAGCCATTCTTGCTGCGGCCATGAAAGCCTCATCAGCAGAAAACGCATACGCTTCTCCTATTTCTGCTATGTCTGCCCCTACAGCCTTTGCCGCATCCCCTGTTTCTAACAGGAACTTTTCCATCTCAATACGGGCTTCTTCAATCTCCTCAGTTATGGGTGTTATGTAGTCGAGTAACTCAATAAATGGGTCTGCTAACTCTTGGGCTGCTTCTTGCACACCCATTATAGCATCCATATACAGGGCTTCAAAGATTGTTGCTGCTGCTTGTGCATCAGTAATAAGTTTGGTAGCCTGAAATGTTCCTACGATATCGAAGAAAACTCTTGAAGCACCAGCGCGAAGAACTACCATCGCAACGGCGCAAGCAATAAATGCGAATGGTGTTAATAATTGAAGAAAGCCTAATTCAATCCCTATCATCCGAACTCTCTCCACTCTTGTATTCCACTATGGGAACCCCGCTCTCTCTCAATGAGTCAAGAAGTTCGTTGTTGTTTGATAATAGTTTCCGTTGCTCTCTACGCTGATTTCTGCGTGCAACTGCGCCCTTCGCATCACTTTTAGATGCTTCGCTCGTCGCATCTGCTATCTTGTCGTTGATTTCTGCGGCGATAAGGAGGTCTAATTCCATAAGGTGACGACCACCCTTTTCACAATACTTTAGCCATAATTCTGAGGGTAGTGTTCCTTTGAAGGCCATGCACAGGCTCGGTGCAACCATCAGGAACTCAAAAAAGGGACAGCACCATCCAAGTCGTCGCCGCGAACAAATTGTAGAATGGTGTTTAGTTCCTCAAAGGTTAGTGTGTTGGGGTCTATATCATCATCAAGAATGCAATCAGGAACCCAAGCGTTTATCTGTGTTTCTATCCCGCCACCTAATTCATCAACTATGAGCGCAAACTCCTCGTTTTGCTCATCAGTCCAATCTTCGGGGCTACCGGCGTGTCGCATCTTGCGGAACGCCTTTCCTTGAATGGTGGTTATCTTCAACCGCTCCATTCCCGAAGCCTGTCTAACCCAAATCTTCTTTCCGTCGTCTAACTCTATCTCTTTCTTCATAACCGGCATGGTTTTCACTCTCGCTAACTAAACCCACTATGTGTGGGGTTAATAAAGAGTCCTCATTCTTCTTCGTCAGCCTTAACAGGCTTAGGGGCCGCTTTAGGAGCAGCCTTTGGTGCTGCCTTAGTAGCCATAGGGAATCTTCTCGCGTAAATCGCGGCTTCCTTCTTAGTCATACCTTTCATATCCTTAAGATATTCTGCTGGTATATCTCTCCCAAACACTCAAACACCTCAGTATGGGGTTTCATTAGCCAATTGCGAACCCGTCATAATTATTCGCATGGCTCTATCTCCATCTGTGTCGTAAAGAGCAACGAAATTAACGCTCATGGTGTTAGTGTCGCGCCCGCTTACATTTGCGCTTGGGGCCTCAAATCTTATTTTGTAAAGTTGTATTTCTAATTTATCTGAACCGCTTTCTTCGTTAAGAACGATTTTGAGAGCAGGGTTGTTTATACCACTTGCGTTATACACATCTCCGTCTGCGGCAATTAGGTTATCGTATGAGGGGTCATCATTAGCGGGTGTAGCACCATAGATTACTTGATTTAGTTCTATGGTTCCTGTTATCTCCCTTCGCTGTGAAGGAGGTGCGCGGTTGTAGGTGTTTGTCCCAAGAGCATAGGCGTTATCAGTATCTCTATTCATGGAAATATCTATAGAAAAGGACTTAACATTAGCACTTACAGTAGTGTTATCTCCGCCTGTGCCGTCATTAAAAGTTACTGTTCCATTAGCAAAGTAAAGTGCGTCAAGAGCCTCGCCACCAAAAGAGGCTGTTTGTAAAGCCCCTGTTGCGCTTTCGGCCTTACCCACGAAATCAGCACTTACCATCACATATTCGCCAACATTTGCACTTATTGATAGGGTATTTCCAACCATACCTGTGTATGTGTGTTCGTATTGCTCTCTCCCTACTTGAATAGTAAAGGAAGGTAATACATCTTCGGCTGATGGCTCATTAAATGTGTGTGTTTTTCCATCGCCGCTTCCGCAAGCATCCTTGAAAAACGCTCTTATAACATTTGCTAAGAACGGGTCCAATTGAGCCGCAAGGTTAAATCCACCTTCGGAGTATTCTGTCCCTGTTACGCTTTTTGAAGCAATTGAGCGGCTCATATCTTGCCGCGTTAGCAAATCGTAATTATGTGCTAATGATTCGTCGTCTATCTCACCATAAACTTCCGCTCCTCCGCTGGAAGTGTTACCGTAAGTGCTGCCTTCTTTGTGTATGGAAATATATCTGTTATTGAACTCTACCATAGTATCACCTGTATGTGATTACCCTAACCATAGGTTGTCCTATAAACATTCTCATCGGTGTCGCATATCAATTCTACGCATATATGTGAGGGTTAGGACATGAACACAGATTACTTCGTCGTTATCCATCTTAGGGTCGAGGTCAGCAGAATACGATGTGATACTATCAGTCGTTCCTGATACTCCTGTATTCGTGTATAGTTCATCGAATACTTCCCCCATAATGTTGAGTCCTTTCCGGTAAGCATTCTCATAATTTGTGCCCCGCACAGTAACAAACACCTTCACATCGTATTCTTGTGTGATTTTAGCACCACCAAGAGATTCAAAGTCGGGTGAGGATAAGCCATCAATCAACACATGGATGCTTGGGGAGCCTACTTTATTAAGCATTTGAGAGGAAATGTCGTAGCCATAGACAATAGATGAGTCATAAACTTGTGTTTTCAAGTATGGTCGGGGGCTATTCTTGAGTTGATTCACTATACCTATACCCATGCGGGCGAGCGTATCTTGTGCGAAATCAGAAATTAGCAGTTCTTCGGGCGAAAATGCCCCAAACTTAGAGTAGTAAATAGAGGCCCATTTAACGCTGCCGGTGGTGTTACCCCACCTTACAGCCTTCCCTGCCCCTGACGAGCCTGTAACGGTGCTAAATACGGCATTAGCGTCATCATCGTTGATAATCTCATGCGTATAGAGTTTTGCGGAGCCATCTGAGGCAAGAGTTAGTCTAAGGATTAAACTAACAGGTTTTTCCTCAACCAATGTAAGGTCGAGGTCAGTTACTGTTACGGTAGAACTACCAACAAGAGAAAGGCTTGTGTTTGCGCCTGTTGATTGAACCTCTACTTTGTGTGTTCCGTTATCAAGACGCATAAGAACCTCTCCGCTATCAGGTGCTGTGGTGTATTCCAAGCACGCTACCAGCGTATAGTCGTTAGTAGTAGGAGTAATAGTCCATGTTCCATTTGTAATAACCCAATTCCCACCAGAAGCAGAACCACCGCTACCTGACCAAGAATCGTTGTATGTTCCCGACAAGGCCGATGGGTCTGTGCCGTTCATACGGCTGTTCCAATACTGAGTCTTTGTTGCTACGGCCACTTTAACCACCTTTCATCCTCTTTGCGGGGTTTTCTCGTATTCCGGCAAAGTAAGCACCTATCTTGTATATACCGAAACCATCCGTTCCTTCTTCTGTTAGTTCTACGAGGTTTGCGTTAGAGGCATTCATTCTACTACCTCTCACTCCGGTAAGTTTGCCCCAACCACCTTCTCCATCTTCTCTTGAGCCAGCAGTAAATGATGCGAATTGGTTGTCTTGATTTATCTTCTCATCATAGTCTAACGAATTACCGATAGTATCGTAAAGGTCGCCAGCAGCAGCCGTATTTGGCCTCATATTACTTTTGAATGCTCTCGGCATATCATTTATTTCTCTCGCGGTTTCCCATTTTGCTTCTTCCATAGCATCTATCATCATTTCCAATGCCTTAGCCTTTACCATCTCGTTGATTTCATTTATCTTCGATGAGTATTCGTTCTTGTCGAAGTAGGTATGAAATTGAACAGGACTATCACTTTGCTTCCTTATTTTGAAGCCGCCCCTATCCTTATGGGTAATCTCGTCGCGGGTTCGTATGTTTCTAATTTCTTCTTTTAGCCTTACAGTTCCCTCTTGTAGTTGTTCAATAGTGTTTTGTCTGAATATATCAATGGCCCCAATACGAGGAAAGCCCGGATGCAGTATCTCTTTTAGCGGCACTCAAAACACCTAATCTACACTACCTAAGTGAGCCAGCCTCTTAAGGCTTGTTTCACCGCGTTCTCTCAATACTGTTCCGCGCAAACCGCCTTCCGGCCCTGTAGTCTGAAATAGGCTTTCATCCTCAAGGTAATACGATGCGGCAAGGTCGGCGCATATCTCTCTCAATACATGGGCGAACTCGCCCTCTTGAACCACAACTCCGTTTGCGTGGTCTGCGGATAACCCACTAACACCCGTTAGGGTGTGGGTTGATATTCCGGTCCATTTGAATGAATCACCATCAACATTTCCGTTACCAGCAGAACTAAATCCTGTTCCGCTTGTTAGTATGATAGTGTTTGCACCAGCGACTACCGCGCCACTTAGTGTAGTGTCTTTGATACTTTTACTTGGGACATCTCTCCCGTAATCACGGTAGATTTGGTCTATGTCTATAGTTGCACGCCTGATTGCGCTTGAAAGTTTGGTAGAGGCGCGTGTTCGCTGGCCGCTATCAAGACCTAATCTTGAGCCAACATCACTTGTAGAACAATAGAATACCATTTACCAACACCGTCACAAATCCTAAGCCCATCATGTAAAGCATACGCTTCTGCACTTTATGATAAGACTTGAGTGTCTTTTCAATCTTTGTGAGTCGCTCATGCACACTTCTACACCAAACACTCCATTGTTTCTCATCCATAATATCACATCTGAGTAGATAGACCCATAGCCCCAGCAACTATTGCTATTAGGGCAAAAGTAATCTTTTGCATATTCGTCATATACGAAGCAATAAGGCCGTTGGTTATCTCTAACTCAGTAGCGACCTTAGTTAATCCCGTTTTCATATCCATGTTTGACTGAACCAATTGTTCAATGAGCCGTTCATGCCTTACGGCAGTATGCTCTAAGTTGTCGAGCCTTAATCCTACTACGCTTTGTTTTTCAGTCACCATCTTCACCCATGCTTGCCTTTAGTCGGGCAACAAGGTCAGCCTTCTTGCCTGATACAGCAAGGCCCTTCTCCTTTAGCATGGCTTTCAACTCAGCGACATTGTGGGATTGTAAGGTTTTCTCGATAGTCTGTAGTTCTGCCTTTGCTTCTGCGGCCTTCTCTTTGACCTCATCCATAGAATCAATCACTTCATCAAGACTAATGTTTCCATCAGCATTCAATGTCTTGTATTTCTTCATGGCCCACGCTGCTATCCCCAAAAGGACTGCAACCGCGACGAGTATGACCTCTATATCATCCAATAAGGATGATGACGACACACTCACGCACGATATCGTTTCATTCAAAGCATTTCTGCATACTTCTTCAACCGTTGTTGTATTATTTTCTTGCATATTATTCGCCTCTATCATAGATTATCTGCTTTACGGCTGAGAAGGGTATTACGCTGAAAGGCTTGTTTGACCCTGCCCGATATATCTTGTAGCCATGAAGTGTTTCTTCAATGTTTATGTTGGTATATGATTTTTCGGGAGGTTGATATACAATTTTTCCCTTCCTAATTACCCTACCCTCAGCAGACATACCTCTTGATACTTGGTGGCTTACTTAAAGAGTCATGTTGGGATGAAGACTCCCTTATCTATCATTTCGTCTAATGTATTCAAAATATCTTCATACTCTAACAAGTCGCAGGTTCTTTGTTCGTAGGTATAACCTACCTCGTATGCGTGGTATGTATTGTTAGATACAAAGACTATGTAGCCATCCCATTCCTCAAGGTATATTTGAACATACAGTTTATGCCCTTCTTCGTCATGTTCCTTTGCGACTATAGTTCCCTCTAAGTCCCTACAGGAAAATGGATTGACTATTGAATCAGAAGGGCCTATTGGTAAAGAGGGGCCTATAACACCCAAAGTCATTATGATAACAAAAAAGTAGGCTATGGTTTCGCTTCCTCCTTCCGAGTAATCACTCATAGATAGAAGGTATATTTACCGTTAGTTAAATCATCGCCAGCGTGGGCCTTCAAACCAACCCACAAGGCTTGTTCTTGCGCCTTCGGTGATAGGACTGACCCCATGCTCCAAATAGGAAAGGAAGCAGATGATAGAGCCACGCTTTAACAGGGCCGCAGCATCAGGGTTTTGTGTGTGAGAGAAGGAGAGAACGCCACCCTCATAATCTTCGGGGTCGCTTAGTTGTAGAACAAGGCTTAGTTTCCTATGAAGCCCGTCTTGTCTATTCCAATCTACATCGTGGTGCATATCATACTTGTAGCCCACATCTGAATACTCAGTAAATTGTAGGGGAGGTAAAGTGGTTATTGTTGTTTGAAAGTATTGGTTAGCATCAAATGCTATACTCTTGAAAACATTGTGTATTTCTTGATAGGGGCCTTCATTAGATAGCCACCTAATCTGAGTTTTTCTATGAGAGTCTTCTTCGCCCTCACCCTGTCTGAATGTAGTAGCCTTCTGCGGCTCTACTTGCCTTCCGGCAGTTATCCATCGCTCACAAGTTTCGGCATCAACTGCTTCTTCGTATAGAAGCCAATTAGGATGATTAAGCATCTACTGCATCCTCAAACCCTG